GAACCTTCTACAATTTGACAAGAAGGCACACGAGATTTTTAGAAATTGGTATACAGATGGAAGATTGTATTACCATAAAGTAATTGATATGAAGAAACCTGATGAGGGTATCAAAGAAGTAAGATATATTGACTCACTAAAACTCAAGTATATGAGGGTACGTCCAAGTCAAGAAAGGGGTGCTAGAGGTGCACAAGGTATTCCAGTATTACCTAACTCAGGTGAGCAGACAATTACAAAAGATGCAAAGATTGAAGAGTTTTATACTTATTACCCTCAGGGTATGGCACAGAGATATGGTTCTGTTGCTGGTAAAGGTGTAAAGATAGCAAAAGATGCAATCACATATGTGCACTCAGGTCTTGTAGATAGAAACAAGAAAATTACACTATCGTACCTACACAAGGCAATCAAGGGTCTAAACCAGTTACGTATGATTGAGGACTCTCTCGTCATCTACAGACTCTCAAGGGCACCTGAGAGAAGAATATTTTATATTGATGTTGGTAATCTACCTAAGGTAAAGGCAGAACAGTATCTACGTGATGTAATGTCTCGCTATAGAAACAAGCTAGTATATGATGCTAATACTGGTGAGATAAAAGACGACAAGAAGTTCATGTCTATGCTTGAAGACTTCTGGTTACCTAGAAGAGAAGGTGGAAGAGGAACAGAGATTACTACATTACCTGGTGGTCAGAACCTTGGAGAACTTACAGATATTGAGTACTTCCAAAAGAAATTATATCGTTCACTAAACGTACCTGAGTCACGTATTGGTGGTGATCAGGGATTCAACTTAGGTAGATCCTCAGAAATTTTACGTGACGAACTTATGTTCAGTAAGTTTGTAGGTAGATTGAGAAAAAGATTTAGTGGTTTATTCACTGACTTACTCAGAACACAATTGATACTCAAGAACATTGTAACTCCTGAGGACTTTGACAAGATGTCAGAGCATATTCAATTTGATTATAATTATGACAATCATTTTGCTGAACTAAAAGACCATGAGTTGATGACAGAACGATTGAACATCATGGTTGCAATCGAACCTTACATCGGCACATACTATTCTAGAGATTATGTCAAACGTAAAGTCTTACGTCAGACAGATGAGGAAATAGAAGAAATGCAGCAAGAGATGGAAGAAGAGAATGAGGCAGGTATTGGTGTACCTTTAGAAACTCAGAATCAAATGATGCAAGGTGCTCTTGATGCAGAGAAAGAGAGAGCAGGTAACTTAGGTAAAAATGGCACAGAACCTAACCTCGATAATAAAAAGAACGGTGGCAAAACTGAAGCACCAGAAATAGACATCAAGAAAGCGAAGATATAAATATAACTAGCGTTTTATTAAAATTGAATGGATTCTGCTGAAATAGTTGATATGGTTGCAAAGGGTGCTCCCGCTTCGGAAGTATCGAGTGCTTTGAAAGATATGATGTTTGCGAAGTCTGCTGAGTTTGTAGACACAGCCGCACCCGAAGTTGCCAAATCATTATTTGGTGAACCAGAAGAGGGAGATCCTCTACCTGAGGTAGGTGATGGTGTAGAAGTAGACGCTGAACTAGAACAAGAAACTGAACAGGAAGAAGAATGAGTGCATCACAACCACTTAAATTAGTGACGGATATTGGAACGGTAAGTAGTGCAAACGCAACTTCTGCTGTAACCTCTGCTCAAACTGTGAAGACAGGTGTACTTTACGTTGTTTGTTCAGATGCAAAAGCAGCAGGTGATATTGCAGTTTGCAATACCGCTAACCAAGCAGGTGTTGGATCATTTCATGTAGCGAAAGGGGATTCATTCCTATATCGTTACGGACATCCAGCAAACGCACCAGTATCAGCTATTAGTAAAGCAACATCAGCAGTCCTTACTGTTGATCATACAGATACAAAGTTACAGGTAGGCGACTACGTGACTCTCTCTGGATCTGCAGTCGGTACATATAACAGTACGATTGCACATGTGCCTATCACTGCTATATCAGATCCTCAAAGGACAAATGATTATAAGATGACTATTACAGTCACAGCAAACACAGGATCACTAGCAGATTTTACAGGAACTGCTGTACTATCTAAGTCAGTGATTTTTAGATTGGCACCTGAGACAGCATCAGGATGTACATTACATCTCAAGGAGGTAGGAATAGGATGAAATTAATTTCAGAAGAAATAGAATCAGTTGATATTCTTACCGAAGAAAAAGACGGGAAGAAAACCCTCTATATTCAAGGACCATTTTTACAGGCAGAGGTAGTCAATCGCAATAAGCGTTGCTATCCACTTGGCACAATGATCGGAGAAGTAAAGAGGTACACTGAAGAGTTTGTATCTAGAGGACGTGCACTAGGGGAACTAGGACATCCAGACGGACCTCAAATAAATCTAGACCGTGTGTCACATAAAATTGTTGAACTCAGACAAGAGGGAAACAACTTCATGGGTAAGGCACAGATCTTATCTACACCCATGGGTAAGATTGCACAATCACTATTAGGTGAGGGTGTAAAACTAGGTGTATCATCTAGAGGAATGGGATCAATAAGCACACATGAGGGAGTATCTTATGTGGGTGAAGATTTTATGCTGGCAACAGCAGCAGATATAGTTGCAGATCCATCAGCACCTGATGCATTCGTAGACGGTGTAATGGAAGGTAAGGAATGGGTCTGGGAAGGATCTATTTTGCGTGAAAAAAATGTAACCGATATCAAAACAACAGTAAATAAACTTGTAGATGGGAAGAAACTAGAGGAGCACAAGCTTGCTTTGTTCCAAAAGTTTATATCAAATCTATAAATTGTCTAAATAACTACAGTAAATTCTTAGGAAATACGGACTGGCAACAATGACCGCAGTAAATAGCGAACTACATGAGATGGAGAACCAGGTAACTAAAGGTGCTAAACCCGCAGATACCATGCCAAAAGCTCCTGATTATGTACCCGACGCAGGGGCAGTAGAAGACCTTGGAGGTCCTACACCAACAAACAATTCACCAACCGATGGTAGCAACAAGCTGAAAACCCCATCAGCAAAATTTGCTCAGACAGGTGATCCTCAGACGAAGGGTTCTGCAGGTACAGTCCAGATGCCTGGACCTGGTGCTCTAAAGAGTACTGGATATGGCAGAGGTGCAAACGAAGAAGCAGAGACAGAGGGCGAAGTCGTTGCTGAAGCACCTGAAGAGAACGTAGCCGAAATCGAACTCGATTTGTCAAGCGATGTAGCTGCATTGTTTGAAGGCGAAAAACTCTCCGAAGAATTTAAAGAGAAAGCAACAACAATTTTTGAAGCTACTGTGAAATCTAAAATCGCAGTGGTTAAAGAATCTCTAGAGCAAGACTATGATGCTTACATCCAAGAGGAGATAACATCATTTAAGTCTGAACTTCAAGAGAGAGTAGACAACTACTTACACTACGTTGCAGAGGAGTGGATCACTGAGAACGCTCTTCAAGTAGAAAACGGAATCAGAGGGGAACTCTCTGAATCCTTCATGACTGGTCTCAAGGGACTTTTTGAAGAACATTATGTAAACATCCCTGAAGAAAAATATGATGTCTTAGAGGCAATGGTCACTAAATTAGATGAAATGGAGACAAAACTCAACGAACAGATTGATAGTAATGTCGCTTTAACAAAGCGTCTATCAGTATCTGTCTCCGATAATATCCTTGACGAAGCTGCAACAGGTTTAGCGTTATCCCAAAAGGAGAAACTAGCCGAGTTAGCTAAGGGTGTTGAGTTTGAGAGTGAAGAACAGTACAGAGGAAAACTCGCTACCCTCAAGGAATCTTACTTCAGTAAGAAACCTGTAGCCGAACCCTCCGAAGTCATCTCGGAAGATGCACCCGTTGAAGTATCATCTGCAATGGAACAATATCTTGCGGCTGTGACTAAGTTCCAATCGTAATTACTTAAATTCAATCACTAAAGGAAAAACATGTTTAATTCTGGACAACTCCAGAAGAAGTGGCAACCTCTCCTAGAGGCTGAAGGATTAGATAAAATCCAAGACAACCATAGGAAAGCAGTTACCGCACAACTTCTAGAAAACCAAGAAAGATTTCTTAGAGAAGAGAGAGCATTCTTATCTGAAGCTCCTCCAACAGTAAACACTGACCCATCAGGAACTGGAGCCGCAGGTTTCAGTGGTGGTGCTGCAGTAGGTGGACCTGTTGCTGGTTTCGACCCAGTTCTAATTTCATTGATCAGAAGATCAATGCCAAACCTCGTTGCATACGACCTAGCAGGTGTTCAGCCAATGAACGGACCTACAGGTTTAATCTTCGTTTCT